CGCCGCCGGCATGTCGATCTGGACCGCCGGCGCCATTGGCTGCCTGACCGCTATGGCCGGCGCCGACGTGGCCATCGGCCTTTATGAACGCTGGGCCGCCAAGCGCATCGGGGTCGACGAGACCCCAACTTCTCGCCCGGATCAGCAGTAACCGCTGCAAGGATGCAAGCAGATGACACTTCTCGAAAAACCTTCCCAACTGCCCGTGGCGATTGGGGAGGCGCTGAAGAGCGCTTTCCCACAACTGCGCGTAGGCAATCACCATGACTTTCCTGGAACGGGCGATAAAACTGGCATTTTGATCAGCGTGGAGCGCAACGGCCCTGGCATTCGCTCGCTTGCAGGGCGCAAGGCGCACGCCTTGTCGGTTTCACTCAGGGTCATGGTTGCCGGTGGGTCGGCACCTTTTGATGCTTGCGATCTGGCCAGCCAACTGATGGACCTGGCCCTGGATAACCGCTGGGGCCTGCCGCCTGATCAGTGCGACCTGCCTACCGCAATTGTCGCTGCCCCTTCCGCGCGCTCCGGTGCGGAAACGGACTATGACACCTGGACGGTTTCCTTTACCCAAAACCTCTATCTCGGTCCGTTGCTGCTCGAGGATCCTACAGGCAAGCCGTTATTTGCCCGCACCTGGGAAGTCTCTGACATCAACGATCCGGATCAATATCGCCCACTGCAGGAGTAATCCATGTTTGATGCATTGCTACGCATGCAACTCGGGCCGATTGTCGAGCGCCTGGCAGAAATGGAAGCCCAGTTGGAAGACCTGTATCGACGTGCAGATAGCTTCTGCCGGATTGGCGTGTGCCAGGAGGTCGACGCCGCGACTAATACCTGCAAGGTCAGCCACGGTGATTTGCTCAGCCCGGCGATCCAGTTTTTCAACCCGAGTGCGGGGGCGCAAACCGAAACCCGCATCCCCTCTGTGGGCGAACAATGCCTGCTGCTCAATTACGGCGGCGGGGAAGGAGGCGCGCAGTCCGTCGCCTTGTTCGGCCTCAACAGTAGTCTCTTTCCACCCGTGTCCGACGTTGCCTCGCTGACGCGGCGTCGCCATCAGGACGGCACCCAAAGTGACTACGACGACGCCAGTCACATTTTCAACTGGGTCAACGGCCCGACTACGTTCAGTGGCTCTCGCGAGCAGGTCGACGTCAAGGTTGGCGCCGCCAGCCTGACCCTGAATGCCCAGAGCATCACCCTGCAACTCGGCGTCACCGGCGTGTTGCTGGATGCCGCCGGTGTGCATTTGAGCGGCCCGGTGGTGGATCACCAGGGCCGCGTGATCAGTCGCGCATAAGGAGTTGCCATGATCGGAATCGATAGGAACACCGGGGCAGTCGTCGACGACTGGCTGCAATTCGTACAGCGCGCCACCCGAGCGCTGACCACCCCCTTGGGCACTCGCCAGAAACGCCCGCTGTACGGCTCGCTGATCCCGCAACTGCTTGGCCAGAACCTGGGGGATGACCTGCTGATCCTCGCCCAAAGCCACGCCGCGCAGGCGTTCTACAACACCCAGAACGGCATCGCCGACTTTCAACCCCAGATCATCGTCGCCACCCGTCAGGGCGCCGGGCTGTTGCTGCGTTTTGCCGGTACCTGGAAAAACCGCCAACAAACCTTTGAGGTCGCGACATGAGCATGTTGATCCCTGGCCAGAACCAACTGGCGGAACCGGCCATCATCGCCGTGGATGAGTTCGAACCGTTGTTGGCCGAGTTCAAGGCCTTCGTCGTCGACTACGTCGCCAACCGTGCGCCGCAAAGCGCGGCCAAACTCAAGGTCAGCCTCGACAATGAAAGCGAACTGCTGACCCTGGCCCTGGAAGCGTTTTGCGTGCGCCTGCAAACCCACGAACGCAAGTACAACGCCCGCATCAAGCAGATGCTGGCGTGGTGGGCCACTGGCAGTAACCTGGATGCTCGACTGGCCGACATGGGCCTGGAACGCCAAGTGCTCGACCCCGGCGACCCGGCCGCTTTCCCGCCTGTGCCGCCGACGTTGGAAAGCGATGACGACGCTCGCCTGCGTTACTACCTGGCGCCCCATGCTCCGGCGGCGGGCTCGCGGATGCAGTATCGGCGCGAGGTGTTCACCCTCGGCGAGCGGCCGTCGGTGAAAGTGCAAAGCGCAACGCCGGGCGTGGTGACGGTCAGCTACACCTTTGATCCGGACGGCTATGCGGCCCAGGTCAAAGATGGCAATGGGCGTCGAACAGCGCCCGGCGAAGTCATGGTCACCGTGCTTTCTCGTGAGGGCGACGGTACGCCATCTGCCGATTTGCTTGACGGCGTTCGTCGCCATTTCGCACGGCCGGATGTGCGACCGGAGACTGACTTGGTCAGCGTGCAAAGTGCGCAAATCCTGCCGTACAAAATCCGTGTGGTCGCCAAGATCAACGCCGGCCCGGATTCGGGACTCACTCAAGTCGCTGCGCAGAAACTGCTGCAGGACTACGCAGAGTCTTGTCATCGGCTGGAAGGGCGGGTGGATCCGAGTTGGATTGACTATGCGATTCACAGTGCAGGGGCTGCGCAGCTGCAGATTCTTGAGCCTCTGGTGCCGGTTATTGGCAGCGCGTTCCAGGCGCCGTATTGCACGGGTGTCGAAGTGGAGGTGCGTACGCTATGAGTGAGCCTAAAGCGAGCTTGTTGCCGGCCAATAGCTCTCCGTTGGAAAAGGCGTTGGACCTGGGGTTTGGCAAGCTGCTCGACCGCGTAATGCCGCCGTTTCCGGCGTTGATGGATCCAGTGCAAACGCCTGCCGAGTTTCTTCCTTACCTTGCCGCCGATCGAGGGGTGAGTGAGTGGGATGCGGATGCCAGCGCCACCGAAAAGCGCATCACTGTGGCCTTGTCCTGGCAGATCCAGCGCCAAGCCGGCACGCCGAAAGCGTTGAGTTATGCGGTGGAATCGCTGGGGTTCACGCCCAACATCAGCGCGTGGTATCAGCAGCGTCCGATGGAGAAGCCTTACACCTTCGACGTGCAGGCCATCATCGGGCGCAGTTGGTCCCGTGGCGATCACAATCGACTGATCCGTCGTATCAACGCAGCCAAGAGCGAGCGGGACCAGGCGACGATCACCATCGTGCATGAAACCGAAGGTCAAATTGCGCTCACTCAGGTCCTCCACGCCCTTTGGAGCGATGGCGAGCTGTGCCTGCACGGCGCGTTGCCGGAGTTGGCGTTGGTTGCCCGACTTAACAGTGCTGGGGCTGCCCAGCACTACACCATTAACGACTACGACCTCAGGGCGCAGCCATGACAGATGACATTACGCGCCTGGTGCGCTTCACCTCCAAAGGTTTGGATGAAGTGCTGCAGGCAAAGAACCAGGGCCTGAAAGGCGAAATCACCCACATCGGCGCCGGCACCGGTCGCTACAACCCGGACGGCACGGAAGTGGCGCTGCGTGATGAGCGCCAACGGGTCGCCATCGTGGATTACGAGGACCTGGGCGACCGACAACTCAGGATGGCCGCGCTGTTTGATGGCGAGGCTGAGTATGAAATTGGCGAGTTCGGGTTTTATCTCGCCAGCGGGACTTTGCTGGCGGTGTACTCCGTGGCAGGGAAGTTGCTGACGTATAAAGCGGCAGCGGCGAGAGTACTGCAAAAGTTCACGCTGGATATTTCGCCGTTGCCGGCGGACAGCGTGACGATTGTGGTGGGGAGTGAAAACCTCAATGTATTGCTCGTCGATGAGTTGGCGACGCTCTCGGCTGCCAGTGTTGACAATATGGCCAGAGGTGTCGGGCTCTTGTTTCGAGTAATGAAACTTGAGAGCAAGGCCGGTGTTTGATGGTGAGTGTTTTAGTGTTGGCCATTGAGGAGTCACTAAGTGATCAAAGCAGATAAGGAGTTCATATTTTGAGTACAGAACAGCAACTGGCTTCCGTCGTTAGCGCGGCAAATAATCTGACCAGTGTCATCACTGGTAAGGTGGGTGAGATAGATAAGGCGATTGCGGATGCTCGCCGTGCCTACGATGCACAACTTTTAGATCTGAAAAGCCGTTTGCCCAGGCTTGCAGTGACCAAAAACTTCAACTTGTACCCTAGTGCCGATGGGAAGTTGATCGAAAACTGGGGTATTCACAGCGAGGTTACCAGCAACAAGCTTCGTTCAATCACCACTACCTCTCAAGCTACAGGGCGCCCACAAGCGGACGTGGACTTTATGCTTCAGGTCCAGTCGGATGTGCGCGAGCAATATCCTGGGTTTGATATCAGGGCCAGTGAGTACTGGCGCACTATTGTCAATGTGTGGCAATTGAAGTGGGCAAGTGCAGATGTTAGTCCTTGGCTCGCGTTCCCTTATACGGTCGATACTGCGCTCGCTAATGGAACGGGCGCGGTGCCGCTTAATTCCTATATCACGTTGGGCGCTTTTGTCCGGGTATTGGAGGGTTCCATTGCGGGTGCCTGGAGTACTGGGGCAGAAA